TGACCGCTGCATTCGCTGGCACATTTGCCAGCATAATGGTATCGCCTGCAGAAAGATCACCAGCAGCAGCTGCTACTGTACCGCAAGCTATACGCATGACGCCGCCCATGTTTCTGGTCGGAGTCATTACGTGAGGATCAGCAATAAGGTTACTGACTTCTGTTGAATTGACGTTCGCCATTGATCAGCCTCCTTATTCTGAACACAAGATTTGAACGACTTTTTCTTCTTCCATGCGAGTCGCACCGAAGCTGGCACAAACGTAGACCTGAGTCGAATATGACTTGTCTGCGCGAGGGCCTATCTCAGTTTTCAAGTCTTTACCAACAGCTAACTTGATACCGTCTTCGGCCCAGCAAAACACTTTACGATGGTCTGAAGAATCGGTTGCCAAGCGAGTCGAGGTAATGAACTCGAATCCCAAGAACGTATTAATGTCACCTTGAACTAGCGCCTTCCGTACCAGCTACGGCTTTCGCCGCCAGCTTCCGCTGTTTGTGGTCTGGACTTTCTCATCATCTGCGAGAGATGCGGGCCGTAAAGTCTCTACACCTTCTCCTTGCGGAGCTTGGCTCGGGATTAGCAGTTAAGCCTTCCCCGAATTTGACCCGTTTTCAGCTGACCGTCGCCGATCAGTTAGGCGAATCCACCGTATTGAAATCGCTAGAAGTAACAGTCGTCGAATTTAAAAGATCTTCGACCTGTTCTGGATGAACAGCAATAAAACGCTTAATCGAAGGATCAACGTTATTTTGATCAAGGATCTTTTTGGCGCTTACGAGTTTTGCAATTGTAAGCCCCGTCGCCGGACTACCGACGGCTACTTTTTGACCAGCTGGTAACGCGGTGCTGGTCGCACCCGCTTTCCCGGTCGACGCCGAATCTAGCGCCGCCGCGATTATCGAATCATCCATCGCGCGGCCTATCGCATACGCAGCTGCGTTTGCATAGGTGCTTGTTGGATCGATCAACATTTGAACCTTGTCGGGATCGTCAATCAAGTCGGCGTATTCCCAATGATCCATTGTGACCATTCGTCTTGAGTGAGGCGTGTCACTTACATTTTTGTTCGCACAAGTTCGCTAAACTTGCACCGCTTTCGCTGCTACACGTCACCGTGCAGATCAGACCATGTTATCATCTACTAGAGATGCTAGGCGCTTCGAGCCGCTTGGCTCTACTCGATTTCTCGATGGTCGTTGCACCTTCCGACTTTCGTCGGCTTGGCTCAAAGTTATCTGTTACCAGACTTTCTTTGAATTCACCTAGTTTTCGAGATGCGTTGCCGCATCAAGCCGCTAAAGCTAACGGTGTGTCTTGATGCCTCGATGTGCGCTTCTGCATTTATGTTCAACCGAGTTCGCTACACTCGACCCGCCTTGCGGCAGCTGCATGTCACCATGCAGATCGGATCATATTATAACCTGTACGGTTTCCGGCGCTTCGATGCCGCTTGGCACCTACTCGATTTCTCGATGACCTCTGAACCTTCCCATTTCTGGGCTTGGCTGCTGATTGTCTCAATGAGAGTTCCCAGCAATTCACCGGATTTTCATGTCTGCCTTTCAACAGACAGGGCCTAGAAGTTAAGCCGTAGCTGAACCGACTTGATCGAAGAAAGCTTTTTCTCCGACAACCGATTCTTCGCTTACTGCCCGACGAAGCAAGCTGCCTTTTTGTTGAGACAGCAGCATGACGTTTGTCGAAAACTGCTGACTAAAGGCTGTGGTAATTTGCGATGACAAATTAGCCTCCATCGTTGGATGTTAAAAATCAGCGGTTATCCGTTTTCACGGGCCTGTTTGCGTGGGCCTTTCGGTTATCCACGACTTCTTCTCAACGACTTTGCTTTGCAGACCGGGCTTGCGCTTGTCGATCTGCTCCGTTCAGTCGCTATTCTTCATCCATGTCTGGATGAATCATCTCTTGTATCGAAAGCGCGCGCTGCACATAAACGTCGTGCTGCGGATGTCGGCTATCCCAATAGGGACTATCCGGTCGCATCACTTCTTCCAGCTGCTTCTGCGCTTCGCCGGGCGTTACGACATTGCTGTCCTTATCGCCGACAAGCGCATCTTCGCTAACGCTTTCGTGAATATATTGCGCGGCGTTTATAACGGTGCGTATGAAACTCGGATGATTTAACAATGGCGTGCCATCATCGAGGCGTAATTCCATCAAGCCTTCCGCGCCGAACTCGCCGATAAAATTATTACCTTTGCCGAGACGGTCGTCGAACGCAGCGCCATATTCTTGCCGTAGTTCGGCTGTTGATTGCGCCTTCGCCGCTTCCAGATCTACTTCCGGCTGACCCATGCCGCCAGTTAATTCGATGTAACTGTCGGCAAGCTGCTGGGCTTGCGACGGGTTTAAACCAATTTTGTGCGCCGTGTCCGCGAACCAGCCGGTCAATGCCGGATCTGCCTCGCCGCCGGGAACTTCAAATTTTAACCCATACTCGTCTGCCGACGCCGGTCGACCGAGCTTGTCATAAACTTGGTTCCAGTCGTCCGCATCTGACCACTTGCCCGGCACCGCGATCTTGTCGGCACCGACCATAGACTGTGCATGCACCATCGACTTTGCCAAACTAGCAACGTCCTGCATGCCTGCAATGCTTGGATGATCTCTCAACTCTTCGGGGATTGCCGATTTCCAGTCTGCACCAGATTCTGCTGCGTTGTCAGACGGCGCTGCCGGTTCTACCGACGCCGCTACCTGCTCACCTGCGAGCATTTCACTCATTTTGCATCATCTCCATTATGTTGTGGTCAAGGTCTTTGGTCATGTTCTTGATAATCAAAACGACACTGCGCTGGCCTTCCAAATAAGCCATTTCCAACGCGTCAGAGCTGAACGTCGGCTGATCGCCATGAAACCGCGTGCGCAAATCTTCTAAAACAATCTGACCGTCGTCGGTCGCAAACAGCGTCTTGTATGTCTTTCGTAATTCCTGCGGGGTCATACAGCCTCAACTGCTTCCGGCGGCAACGCGCCCTCTTCCATAGGAATATTCATAGCAGCGTCATCGACCGCTTTCACCATCGGTGCGGCTTTGCCTGCGGCCTGCGCCGCTTGCATTGCCTCTGCCATTTCTTGCTGCTGGGCCTGCTCGGCAGCGCGTTCGTCACGCTTGCCTAATACCTCTTGCTCGCCGCGAACAACCGTCGCCGGTATCGACAGCGTTTTAATTAAATGCTGTGCCATGCCGTCCATGTCCAAATAATCAGCGATCGAAGGATCGATCGACATAAGCGGCTGCATGAACTCCATGAGCTGTACCATCGACTGCGCTTCGCCTTTACGTTGAGCCTTTGCCAACGGGGAAACGTATTCGATCTCAATGTCGCCTGTGCCTTGCAGAAACTCTGGCGGCGGCGGGAATGCTTCCTGTTTCGACATGATTGCCCAGCAACGATTTATCATCGGCTGTAACAGCTCGGACTGCAGCCGACCGAGTACCGGGCCGAGCAGGCGCATGCTGGTTTCAGTGCGCTGTATCACGGCAGTCGCCGTCTCGTTTGGCACAGGCGCAAGCTGTAAATGGTCGACATAGAACGCGCTGCGCACCGCTTGGCGGCGCTGTTCTTCCATATTCAACGCGACCGGCGTGTTGCTGCCGATCTGTAATGGCTCAAGACGATCACGCGTGCCGGATCGATAAAAGTTCAGACCGCCGGGCACTACCCGAATGGGCAAGAGGAACCCATCATCAGGCACCATGAGCGGCGGGTCAGTCATCTTTTGCGCGGCGCGCAGATTAACTTCAGACATGCGATTTAATACTTTCGTATCGGCAAGCGCAGTCATTCCACAACTTCTGCCGTAACCCAGCTCGGTCGATGACTTGAGCCAGCGCGGACAAACAAAAGGAAATTCATCATAGCCGCTTTCACCGAGAACCTGCTGATCTTCTTTGTCGAGATACATCGACAGAAACGGCTTGTTTGTTTTGTTTAACTTTAGCGGATCACGTTCGTTACGCGGCTGCACCACATGTATGATTTCGACTTGCTCATACGGATCGCGTTTCTCGGTTTCTTTAATGCGGTCTGTAATGTTTTCCGCACCAAACTCATCGATGGCGGCGCGTGCCGACATTTTAAACTTTCGGTAAACCGTGTCGACGCGGCCATGCGCATTCTCGGCAAGGTAGACTTCGGCAATGTGTCGCGTTGAAAACCGGAAGTTATTAACGTCGTCCGGCTCGATCATCATGGTTGCCGTACCAAAAACGACGAGGTCGTCATATAGCTCTTGAATCTGCTCTTGGAAATTCGACCTGTGGAAGGCCGTATACATTGCGTCTTCAGCACTCAGTAGCCATTCACGGGCCTCGTCATCTAGTTGCAGATCGCCGTCGCGATAGCGTAGAGAAAACCAAGATGTCGACATATTGGTCATCATGCCGTGGAGCGACGCCGAAAGCATTTCGGCGGCACGAACTGCGGTGCCGTCAAAGATTTGTTCTGTGCGCTTTTTGCCGGGCGTCTGACTTGTCTGCGTAATATCGGCCTTACGCGGACGCATATAGTCGGCAAGCTCCTGCCAATGGGATTCCCAAGTCGAACGTTGCTGCTCCAGCTTCGACAAGCGACGCAGCAGGATTATAGCGCGTTTATCAGCTTCAGCCATTTATTGCCCCAGAAGCGTTTTGCGTGTCGGTTCTACGGTGCTGGTAACACCTTGACCGCCAGTTAAGACCGTTCCAGACAAGCTTGCGCCACCAGCGCCAGCGCCAACACGTCGTCGAGCGCGCGTCGGTTCTCTTGGTGTTGCGCCGGGCGCAGATACGGCGGTGTTAGGCGTCACTTCAGGTTTTGGTTCAGGCGGTGGTGCCACAGGTGCTGGCGCGGGAGCCGGTGCTGGAGATGGCGATCTAAAAATACTGCCCATATCTAATTTCCTGCCAACAGGTTTGGCGTTGTCGGGCTAACCGCTTCCTCGGTGGTTAGTCCACGCGGCCCAGTTAAAATGGTGCTGCTAATGCCTTTCTTTCGACGCTGCCGCTCCTCCTCGCGATTTACCTCTGACGTTTTCACGTCGACAGGCTTAATCGGTGGTGCTGGCGGCGGCGGTGGAATCGCAGGTAATGGCGGTGGGCTTGGAATTTTTGGCATTAAAAACGACATTACAATACTGCCTGTGCTTGGCTTGTCAGGGGGTTATATTTTGCCGCTGCCATGATCTGCGGCGGCGTCGAGCTTGGATCGAAATCTCGTATGCCTATCGCGGCATAGCGAAATGCGTCGGCACCGTGACTTGCCCAGTCGTGGACAACGCTAGTGCGAAACGTGCGATTCTTTTCGTCATATTTGCGGTGGTAATAACGCAAAGCCTCTAAACCTTGGTGGCAGTTATCTGCGTCGAACCAGCAGCGCGGTATAAGCATCTTTGCGGCATGGATGCCGTCTTCCAAAGGCAGCTTTGGCAAAACCCTAAAATTTATACCTAAATCATATGCCGCCTCGCGACGCGATCTGCCGGTCGACATTTCGCGGACCTCGATGTCATGCGGCGCATGATGCGTT